TACTAATGGGGATTGCATATGTGCCTGCAATGATTGAAGGTAGGAATGCTTCAACAACTGAGGCATCGTAGTAGTAAAGGTCGCTGGCATCGTACCCAGACTTACGGGCTTTTTCCTTCTCACAATATTTAAGAGCCGCGTTACGTAACGATTTAGCAATTAACTTGTCCTTATCCTTAGCCTCTAACTCTGACCATTCTTTATATTTACGAGGATGGGCTACGAACCACACCCATAATTCCTGTGCAATATCGTCTCGCTCTAGCATAGAGTACTTGCGATAGTACTCACTCGCTAAAGACTGAACCATATCGTTGTAATCTTGAATGTAATTCACGGTAGATTAATCTCCCCGTTAATGATAGGCACTGCGTATGGTGTTACCTTTGTACCTGATTGCACAAGGATTCCAATGCCATGCTGCCAATTGGCTGTGCCTGCTGATAGGTAATCAGCCTGCTTCATATCCATCATATGCCCGACTTCTAATCCAAAGAGAGTATTGGTCTTGCCATACATGCCAACTGTTTCATGCTGCAACCCCACACGATGTGTGTGACCGCAGACTACTGACTTGCCTAATCGCTTTGCAAGCGATAGCGCTGTAGCCCCTGGTGTCTGAGACAACTTGCCTTCGTCACCATGTGCCATTACCCAGCCAGGTAGCAACTCATTCATCTTATGAAGATAAGTTACTCCTAAAGAGTTATACCCCAGCAATTCCTCAATCTCTAGTGAACGTAGAGAGTCAAAGGCTGGGGCATTCTTACGGATGTAAGTATCAATGCGGTCTGTATGGTTACTGCGCTGAATATAAAACGGTTTGTTCTTACCTAATGCTTTCTTGAAATCAGTAATGATTTCTTTAGTCTCATCGATGCCTGCTTGCAGAGTACCTGCGTACTCGCCAGCCATACCTCGGTTCCAACGACTAGGTTCTGGTGCATCTAGTTCATCACCTACACACCAGAGTTCATCTGGTTTATAGTATCGGATAAAATCCAGCGTGCTCTGCACCACTGTATTGTTCTGATACGGTATCTGTAGGTCGCTGAGTACTACTACTCTTTTTTGCGTCATAATCGGGTAAGCCTTCCCACTGTCCACGCTGGACTAGTAGCCCAATTATTGCATAGTTGGCTAGGTCTAAGAACGTATCTTCAATTGATTCGTAATTCGGCGTGTCGCCACTATCTACTAGGTTGTTAAGCCGTGCTAACTTGTCATACATACGGACACGTAGACCATTCATTGCACCACCAGGTGCACCTGCAATATTCATTGGTCCGTAGTCAGCATGTTTCTTGTAAAGAACCTCTAGTAGTTCTTTAGCAATCTGTGCTGCATCATTGGGATTCTTCATTTAATAACTCCTCTAGTCCTTCGTCCATATCCTTACGTGCTGCTTCTACCATCATTTCGGTATAAACCTCATCGGTCTTGCCATACTTGGCTGATAACATAAGACCAGCCAGCCCTGTAATAAGAAACTTGGCTTCATCTGGGTCATCATCTATACATGAATAGACATCATACAAAGCCTGTAAGATATTTATAGATTTAGTTTCCGATAAATTAATTACCATCTTAAAATTCAAATGGGAAGTATGCTCCCAAAATCTATCATCCAGCGGCAACGCATTCTCTGATTCGTTCGTCAAGCCATTCACTACCTTTCTTAATCATCATGCTGTTAACGTCTTCTCCGTCTGGCATACTGATAATATTTACATTACCTAGTTCACGGGCTATCTTCTTGCCAAACTCTAGCCCTGGTGCATCACCATCTGCTAGTACTACTACTGTATCAAAATCATCTAGGATTTTAGAGTAGTGTTTCTTCCAGTTGTTAGCACCTGGAATACCAACCGTTGGATGGTCAGTCTTAACACTCATCATGATGCAATCGAACTCACCTTCGGTGACACAGATGTAATCATCTGCTGCAAAGACTGCTTGAGTGTTGAACATAGTGGTTTCAGCACCAACTAATCCCATATACTTAGCATCATGCGTACCTGTCAGGTCACGGAATCTAATATCCACTACGCCTGATGGCGTAATGTATGGGATAGCAAGCCTGCCCTTGTATGGCTCATGCCCTGGCAGCGGGTCTACGACCACCCCCAAGTGAAAGACCTTTGCCTCGTCGACCGAGAGTTGACGGCTTGACAGATAGTCTGTCGCTACGTCGATTGTTTCCCCGTACCTCTGAGTTGCCTGTAGTAGAAAACTTCTCTGCGAATTGTTTAGCCTCACTAAAGTTCATCCCTTCTCTCTCCATGATTAGCGAATAAGTATCGCCCTTGACACCACAACCGTGGCATACAAAGGCGTTCTTATCGTAGTTTACTGCTGCACTTGCATGACTGTCAAGATGGAAGCAGCACTTCATCTTGCGCCAGCCACTACCACGTGCTGGTACTTCTGCACCTATATGGTGCAGGTAATCTTCAATGCTTGGTTTCTCCATTGAGTGCTCTCTTTAATAGGTCTACCCAAACATAGCCAGGCATGGTGCAGTACCAATCTGCAGGGCTTCCCCGTCCCCTCTTCTTGTGCCACACCACGCCTGTCCATGCCCCGTCATTGCTCATTTCGGTGAGCAATTCTTCTGTCCATCCGCCAAGGTTCATCTTGGCATGGTTCTTTACTTCAATCGTAACTCCAGGTATACCTGAAACATCGCCCTTATCCAGAGTAGCACCAGCCAAACGCCTGTCAGCATACTGAAAACCGTTCTCTTTGAGGTACTTGACCACATCACGTTCGGCTCCTGAGCCTTTGGCTTTGGCTGCGTTACTCATATAAGTACTTGTTCCTGTCTGTAGTCACGGACAATATCTTCTAGATGCATAGATGCTGGGTCAAATGATAACGATATGTATGTGTTACCAGTTGCATCAGCCTTACCATAGCGATTCTTAACAGGGGCTACGCACATATACATGTCCTGCCCTGCCATCATCTGACCTACAGTTAACACCATAGCAGGAATCTGTGCGACCTTACCTTGCAACGCTGAGCGTGGCTGGCACGGATAACCTGGTGCACCTTCCTGCGTATGGTGTAACACTAGAACTGCTGCGTTGGTATCTCTTGCAAGATACTTAAGTTCTTTCATAACTTGACGCATGCCAGCAAACTCTTCATGTCCATCGATAGCAATGTCCATAAGGTTATCTACAACTATAAGAGTAGGAGACCTACCCCAAATAGTTTCGAATGCAGATACTTCCTCATCTAAATCACGTAGTGTTGGGCTTGGTTCGAAAGACCAATACATATTTCCAAACTCACGCAAGATAGACTCGGCTGTATCTGGTTGTGTCTTAAGCATATGTTCTGCTTGTTGCTGTGGGATACGCGCACGAAGTGCAAGTAATCGCATAGCCATAGTATGCGCATTGGTATCAGCAGAGAAGTATAGTGTTGGTTGTTTTAATCTTGCTGCGATATGCAATGCGATACTAGACTTACCAGCACCAGGAGTGCCAGCAATTACTGTTATCTCTGAGCGCCGTAGAATAATTCCCTCTCTAGCAAAGGCTTGGAAAGGTGGCGGTAATGGTTCCCCGCCTACCTCTGCCTTGCCTACGCTACGGCGTAGTGTTTTCATATTCCTACTTTGTCTGGTCGGCTACGAATGTAGCGAACTCTGGTGTGTTCGCCTTGACATACTGAGTAGCACACTTGGTTGGGTCGCCTTGCTTTGCTGGGCAGAAGTGTCCCTTGTATGGACCGAACTTACCTTGCAATCCGTGGATGCGGGTCATTGCACCGTGAGGACACATGCGCTGACCACCAACTGCTGGTCCACCGATTGGTGGATTAGTTGGCTGTGGTGAGTTCCATGACTCAGATACAACTGTTGCTCCCATTGAGTTGGCTAGGTAGCCTACTGCTGGGTTAGTAGGTGTTGCCGCAGGTGCGCTAAAACCAGTGCTCTGCACTGCTTTTTCGACTTCTTCAATTGCTTCTACGATTGGATAAATAGCAGCAGTAATTGATGTGAACTCATCAGGTGTGTTAGCACGAAGTGTTAACTGTGTGCCTGCTTTTGTCTTGAGGTTGATGCTGATAGGTGCTTCTGAGTGTGACATTTATTCTCCTTGAAACGGGGTTGATATTTTCTTTGCTTCTCTATGCTTACGTACTTTCATGGCTAGTTCGATTCCCTTCCAGCCATGCTTGAGGTCAACGAAGTGAAGTGTACATTGACCACTGCCAGCAGGCAAGTGAACGATGATACCCTTCTCTGTGTTGATGTCTCCCCAAGAACCACGGGTTGCCGTAGCAGGGTCATACGGCAAGCCGTGTGCATATACTGCTAACTGCATAGCAATCTTATTGGGATAAGAAATGCTACCTGTCTTGAGGTCTGATATGAACTTCTCACCTTTGTACTCAACGATACGGTCAGGTGTGCCAGCAATCTTATACTTATCTAGCACACAGAACTGTTCGATGTTTACATTAGTGAAATCTTTTGTTGCATCTGCATATGCTTGTATGTCTGCAACATAATCATCAGGGATAACACCGAGGTCTTCACCTCTATCTAACTTCTCAGTTAGTGTGTGAATTGCAGTACCGATATTAGCCTGACGACTAGCACCTGCCGCTTCTAACGCATCTTCAATTAACTTATCCATCTCTAACTTATTGTCTCGATGTGCTGATGCTGCGAGTAATAGGTCAGGGCGCAATGTTAATCCTGCTGCTGCCATGCGTAACTTCCATGCAACTAATGCAGTGCCATCGTCTAATGAACCTGCAACTGTTGTTGTTCTAGTATACGGAACTGGCTTACCACCCTTAGGGGGAACAACCATTGGTCTGCCGTATCTATCTCTAGGTATAACTAATTCTGCCATTATTCTCCTTTGTTAAACTAGGGCAGGTAGGACAAGGAGAGAGATAAAAAACCTACCCACCCTAGTGTTGGTATTGTAACCTAGTGAACGGCTAGATTACAACTCGAGTCCACAATGTGGACAAGACTTTTTCTTTGCTACGTATGGTTCATGTTCTACTGTATCAGAAAATGATATGTCCATATAAATCTTGCATCCGCTACGCGTTTGCTTGGTTCTAATGATAGCACCTGATTTGTGTAGTACTGACAACACGCCACTTGCCGTGCCGTGATGCATATCTGTTAGGTATGACAATTCCTGCCATGTTAATCCTTGACGGATTTGTTTTAATAGGGCTAACGCTTTTTGCTGGTTGTTATATTCCTTGCCAGTACGCAGATTGATTAGCGCTCTCTCCTTGCTTGTATCTGTGCCTGACCAGCCAGCAGTACCATTGTATGGTACGTATGGCATACTACTCACTAGTAGTTCTCGTCTACTTCATCTACTGATACCTCTTCATCGGTTGACTCGAAGCCATACTCATTGACTGATGCATTCTCTTCAATGATAGACCGTGCTTCGTCCTCATCATCAGCCTCTACCTCAAAGGTAAAGGAGATTGTTGCTGAGCCACGGTATGTTGTGGTAAGGACGTCGATGCCAAGGTCTTTGAGTAACGTGTTAACGTGGTCTTTGTGGATAGTAGCGTCACCACCATCGTAACCCGATTCCCATGTGAGTTCACTGAAGAAGTCACGGACAAGACGCTTGAGTTTAGTACGCTGCTCTGTGAGGATAGCGAGTTGGTTTGCGGCAATGCTTGAGTTGCTGAACGCACGCTTTACTTCCTCTTCTGTGTAGTTAACAATCTGTCCTTCGTCATTTGTAATCTGAATTGTGTTCATGTTCTTCTCTCTTGTAGTTGTTTGTGTGTCCCGTGTTCGCAGATGGCGGGACCACCCATCCTGGAAAGGCCATACGTAACCTTTGCGAAATCTATGCAAGCACTAGTTCAAGCGCTTTGCTCTTGAGTTTGTCGCTGCGTCCACTGAGGGTGGCAACGGCGAGCCGTTCGGCGCCACCCGAAGCATGATGGTCTGCATACTCTACTACTGCTTGCCAGATACCAAAGTCAGTACCTCGGATATTGGACTGCGTCTCAGAGTTCTGATAGATATCCCATGCCTTATCACGGGCTGCATATGCAAGTGTCTGCTGACGACGCTCACCTTGTGTGAGTAGGTCATAAGGCTTGCTCTCTACTGTAGATGGTAGAGCCCATACCTTGCGGAAGATTTCTCTAGCACGCACATGGTTGGCTCCACGATTAAGCAACACGTCTGCTGTGTGCTCATACTCAGCGATAGATTGGTAGGTAAGTTGTGTGATAGCACGGATGTCTTGCACTGATAGAGTTGCATTAGTCGTGTGCTTCATTGTATAAGTATAGTCATTAGCCTTGTTCTTTGTAATCAATCGGTTGATTTGATTAGCGCAGAAGATACGCTCAATGATAGGACGGATACGCACTGCACCTGAGCCATCATGTGATGACTGGACTAATAGGAATGCAGCGTGTGGGTCATTGGCTACCTGCACACCATTAGGTAGTTCCATAATCATCCAGATATTAGCACCGTTATTGTACTCACCTGCTGCTGAGTAGCGAGCCTCACCTGAATCAACCAATGCATCTAGCGCATTGAATACTTCCATGTTCTGTACTACCTTATACTTGTCACCGACTACACCGATAACTTCTTCTTTATCTAGTCGCAAGATAGCCTTCTTGCGTGGTACTGGGTAGTGATTAGTAATCATCTCGTATTGATTAACTGCCTGCATACGATATGCTTGTATTTCTACTGGTGCTACTTCCCAGTTAAGACCTGCTTGTGACGCTGCTTCTGCAGCAGAGCCTGCCTCTACTGCCGTGCCACCACGTGTCCATGATGACGTGTTTAGTCTAGCCATTACTGTGGTCCCTTCACTTGCTCTAATGGTAGTGACCAGATGTCACTCCATCCATCTCTCTTTACCTTTAGGGTTACTTTATTTTCATATACTTCTACAAGAAAATATTCATTCTCTTCTTTGTCGTGGTACATATAGTATTCTAATGACATAGTCTCTCCCCTACCATGATGCTTGATACTCGAACTCTTGGTCTTCGGTATTGTTATCTATGAGTTCATTTAGTTTTGTAAGTGTACCTTTAATATCATCCCAATACCAATCATCAATCTCTGTACCTCCAAAGAAAAAGCCTGATACTGGTGGCAATAATTCCATTGCTGTTTCTTCTGTGCCTTCATCTATTACCTTCTGGCAAACATCGCGTAGTGCTACAATGTCAGACATGCTTACCTGAATTGGCTTGCAGTTGTCTTCAACTCCTGCGTTTTTAATAAACCAATCATGAATAGCATTAGCCTTACGCCAGTAAGCAACTTCATCTACTGTCTTGCGGTATAGATACATATCTAATCCCATGATTACTCCTCCTCATCTCCGAAGATAACTGCAACTACCTTGGGGTGTAGTTCCTCACGCATATTCTGGAATGCTTCCTTAGGCCAGCCAGCCGTGAACACACGGGTTAACAGGCTGGCTAGGCTATACTCTTTAACGCCTTCAAGAATCTCAAGCGCTGTATCTGTATCTTCTAGTTCATAGTATGTAAGAGCAAGCAATGTATCTACTGGCGCTGAGTATTCTTCTGGTGCTACTGATGCTAGATTGCTAAGAGCCTTGTGAATTGTCTTAACATTATCTACATTTATAATACCCATTACGTAGTCACGCACTTGAATATCACGAAGTGCATTGATTGCTGCAGCGCAGAACTCTGCATATTCTGGTTCATCTGTTCTGCCCTTTGCGTTATCGAAAGATGTAAGGAACTCTTCCATATATTTGGCTGCATCTTGATGGTTCTTACTACCTTCTGAAAAGGAACCATCTTCTGCTTGCTTATTACTTTTGGCGATGCTATTAATTTGCTCTACTGTTACTGCGTTCATTCGTTCTCTCCTTTGTTTAGTGTTGTATATATCCAGTTCCATTCCATTGGGAATGTACCTGTTGGTAGATAATCTTTTAATGTTTCCAATGCGTCATCATCATTCAATGCGTGTACTGAGAACACTACACATATGTCATACTTCATTAGTACCACCCATGTTTTCTCCAATGTGACCAAGCAATTGAGGGCTTTGTATATCGATGAGATATGTAAGCCAGCCCCTTCTCAATCTGGAGAGGGGCGGGCGTGCCAGGCTTGGTCTTTAGTACCTGTGCTATGCCATATGCTGTTGACTTAGGGTTGTCTGCATTGTGGTCCCATGCTGATTCTTTACCCCATAGTTTGAGCAGCGCTCTCCACTCTGCTCTACCCCATGTTGGGTATTCAATAGCCATGTATCCACGTGCATAAGTCTTGGACATATAAGGTGTCCAGTAGTTAGGACTTGGCTGCTCACACGTTGGGTCTACTACATCATGCAGTTGCTTGACTGTAGACTTAAGGGGAATGCCAATCAAACTAGCCATTGCTAGTATGAATGTAGATATGATTGCTGTATATCTTTTATGTTGCACGGACTTGCCTCTTTCTGTCTGTTGATTCAACGCAGCCAGTATAGTCTGAGTGATAGTGTGCTACTCGTAGTCGTTCTTGTATTGCAATGAATGACTGGTCAGGATAGATACTCTGACCGCAGTTCTCGCACTTAGTCGTCGAAGCGCTGGTCATGTAATGTATCTGGGTCATATGGTGGACACTCGCACTCAAATATAAAGTAACCACATGATTCACACTCATCTTTTAGTGCAATATCATCTCCTTCTAAATATTGTGGCTCACTCATCGTCTTCCTCCATTGTAGTTCTTATTAACTTTAAGTATAAGATTGATTGTATTTATATGAACTTGCATTGCTTCATCTTCGGTGCTGCTTCTCGTTAAGTAATCACCTAGTTCTCTGATGTCGCTGAATACAATCGTTTCATATTGCTGAGGGGCGTACAGTTCTGGAAGTTTAACTGTTGATACAATGCCTAGGCCTTCTATGTTTGTGACTGCTATCTTTTTACTTAGCATTAGAAGGGTACTCTCGCATGATTGAGCATACATTCTTTTCTCTGATGCTTTAGTCTGTCTTGTAAGAACTTAACTTTTTCCTTGAGCATTATGTTCGCAATCAATAACATGACAGTAATGAAGCAGACTACTGAACCTGCTATGAACATGGCGTAGAAATCTGATGCTGATAAATACATGATTGTCTCCTTGTATAAAGTAATTGACTTGCTGTTGACTCTCGGTGTACGGTACTTCCCACAAAAAAAGAGAGAGGGAGACAGATGACCTAAGCCACCTGCCTCCCTATTCTTTAACCGATTATCTCGATGTCATGTACTTCTAGTTGATAGCGGAACTCATCTGCTCCACCTGTCTTAGACTTTGCAACCCACTGGGTTAGTCGTCCTGTTAGCGTGACTGTTCGGGTCTCCGCCTGTCCTTGGCGTTCACGGTCTAGTTCTACCAACTTCTGCACAATTGCTGGGTCGGTAGCCTTGAATCCTACGCCTACTACATACTTTGGTGCGCCTACTGCATCGCCGTTGCTCATGCGTGGTACATCACGCTGGCTTAACCAACCAATGATTTGCGTTCCGTAATCGTTGGTCTTAATGCTCTTCTCAGTAAAGGCCTTGATTGAGCCACTAACTGTAAGTGTATTCTGTAACATTGCTTTCTCCTTGATAGTAGTTAGTTGGTCAGGGTTGCCCCTGTCACGAAGTGCAGGGGAACCCTGTTGTAGCCTATATTAAGTTGTTTTCCAATGGCTTGTCACATGATTGACAGTCATTGAATATTTTTGGGGTGAGTATGTGACACCATTGGCATTCACGCTCACGCTGGCGTTGCGTATAATCTTGCAACTCCCATAGTTCCTCATAGACACCGCCGTCTATCAGTTGGGCGATTGGAGGCAGGAACTCAGAGCGTTCTTCTACCTCATCATTATCTATGAACTCAACACGCAGTTCTTCTAGATGGAAGGGATTCTCATCAGACCAGCGTTCAATCATGCGGGTCTTGAAACTGCGTTGATGGGTGCTGATGGTTTTCGACGATACCCAGTCGCTTGCGCTGGGTTCGTCGGCATGGCTGGTGGTCAAGCCAGGGCCTTCGCCTAGCCTGTCTTCTTCGTGCAAGTCCCAAGCCTTCTGGTCGTCACGGGCTTCCTGTTGTTCTTGGCAGGTGAAGCACTTACCTTCTGGGTGTCCTGCTTCAACTGACATAGCGATTACTTGGCATTCGTAGCAGGTGTTTGTGATTGAGATGCCGTTAGCAATTGACTCTGACATTAGTTGTTCTCCTTTACTCCGTAGTAGCATTCATGGCATATACTTGCGACGGCTCCCTGCCCTAATGGGGCTAACTCACCGTCTGCACCTATAAAGTATAGGTAGTCGTTTGTACCGCAGTCTTTGCATATGCAGGCACAACTTCCACCCATGGTGGATGGACATTCATCAGGGCATATGTTTAACATATGATGTTCTCCTCTGTGCGGTCTTGAGCGTCGCGCTTGAAGTGGATGTATCCAGCGCAGTCGTAGCAGTAGGTCTCGGTAGGGACACCGAAGCAGAATGCATCTGTACCTGAGTAGACCAACTCGGTAGATGGGCAGAGTTTGCATGACTTAGACATGATTACCTTTCTGTAGTTAGAATTTCTAACTAACAATTCCAGACCAGCATAGGCTGTGTAGACTGTCAAGCCCTGCTCTTTTAAGGGGCTTTACAGGCAAGCAGACTATGCTAGTTAGATAGGCAATCGCAGTATAAGCAGATTAACTGGGGCTCAGACAGAAGTGGTTTTTCCTGAGCCTAGAGTGCAGACTCCTACGCACTCAGACTAACAGTACAGTAGAGCGTCAGCATTGAACAATATTGTGGGTCGTAGACCCCAGTATTGTTAAATTGTCTGTCAGCACAGTAGAGTATCTCTACTAAAATATTTCTAGTACAACAGTATACCCCCAGTCTGACCAGCAGTTTTATAGTTTATCTACAGAAAATGTTCGTTTGACCTGTTTGAACGGATTAAGTATATATAGAGACTAAAATAGTTCAGAAGTCTTTTTAGAGCCTTCTTCACATCTGTTACTATAGTCTGTACTAAACTGCTACAAGGCAGGTGCAGTCTGTCTATTTTTGCTCACCCACGTACCTAGTGTGCGGCCCATATGAGAAGGTATGGGAAGGTTCGCCTTGGGTCTTTTAGGTCCCTAGTGTAATGGCAGCACAACCGTCTCCAAAGCGGTTTGTCAAGGTTCGAGTCCTTGGGGGTCTGCACATCCTCAGTCGCTTCGGGGGCTGACCGCGGGCTGGACAACCCTGTTTACCAACTGTCCACAACTTTACTCTAGGGGGCTAGATGACATTTGAAAAGGGGGCGACTAACCCCAAGACGGCTAAGAGCAACGAGGCTAAGGAGCAGGTGCTCCTACTGGTTGCAGAGGGTATGAGTCTGGCAAACGCCATGACCAAGGTAGGCTCCAAGCCTGACACCGCCCGCATCTGGATGTATCGAGACCCAGACTTTGCCCGCAGACTAGAACAGGCTAAGTTAGACTCTAAGTCCAATTCCCTTGTAGCCCTTGGTATCCCTAAGGAAGAGATTTCCTTTGCCCAGTTCTCTGAGATGTACTTGGACTCTAAGGTGTTCCCACACCATCAGGACTGGATTGATTTGATTGAAGGGCGCGACCCTAGTTGGCTGCACCCAAGCATGGTCTATGAGAAGGTAGACGAGACCCGTATGTTGGTCAATGTCCCCCCAGAGCACGCTAAGTCCACCGTCGTAACGGTGAACTACTCAACCTACCGTATCGCCATCAACCCTAACGTCCGCATCATCGTGGTCTCTAAGACGTTGAACAAAGCACGCGAGTTCGTGTATTCGATTAAAAACAGGTTG